ACCATATGGTATCAGCTACTTGAATGCTGCTCGTAGACACTGGAGAATGCTTTCATTGATGGAAGACATGATGCTTATCTATCGTCTTGAACGTTCAGTTGAAAGACGTGTGTATAAGATTTTCGTAGGAGCAATTGATGATGCAGATGTTGAGGCATATGTTGAGAGAATTGCAAATGAATTTAAAAGAACGCCAATTATAGACCCTGTAACAGGTCAAGTTGACCTTCGTAAAAACATTCTTGGAATTGATAATGATATCTTCATTCCAGTTCGTGATGAGAATGCACCAACTCCAATTGATACCCTAGCAGCAGGTCAGAACATGACAGCTCTCGATGATATCAAGTTCGTGCAGAATAAGGTATTGACTTCACTTAGAATACCTAAGTCATTCTTGAACTTTGAAGAGGGTGTTGGTGATGGTAAGAATCTTGCATTAATGGATATTCGTTTCACTAGAACTGTAAACAGAATACAGCAAGCATTCTTGATGGAGCTTACAAAGGTGGCATCAATTCACTTGTTCTTGCTTGGATTCAATGACGAGCTAACCAACTTCTCATTAACAATGAATAATCCATCAACACAAGCTGAAGGATTGGAGATTGAGAATATGCAGAAGAAGATTGATGCTGTTAGAGATGCTGTATCAGACCCAGGTAATGGTCTTCCAGTTATGTCACAAACTCGTGCTCTTAAGCAGATTATGAAATGGTCTGAGAAAGAGATTAAGGAGAATCTTGAAGAGATACGTCTTGAGAAGGGTATTGCTGCTGAACTTGAGAAAACCACACAGATTATTAAGAAGACTGGTATCTTCGATACCGTTGATAGAATCTATGGAGAACCAGGAGCAGAATACATGGATGATATGCAAGGCGGTCAAGGTGGAATGGACGCTGGAGGGGCTATGGGCGGTGGAGGAGCACCACCACCTCCAATGGGAGAAGCACCTGATATGGGAGGTGACATGAATGGCATGGGAGCACCAGGAGATGATGGTAGCGGTATGATGCAAGGACAAGAAGGTTCAATGCCAACAGCCGATATGGGAACTGACCCTAACGCACCTATGGAATCTAGATATAGTGGAAAACCTCTTATAAAGGAACAGAAGAATAGACTAGATGAGATGTTTAACAATTATCTATCAACATTAAAAGAGCATGGTAGAAATGAAAAGGAAACTGAATATAAACGTGCTGATGTGTATGATAGTGACTCACTATTCATCAATGAGGAATTTGATAAGATGATTGATGCACTTGGAAAGTTTACTGAGGATAAAGAATAAATAAAGAGAGCGTGGCTATTATGTCACGCTTTTTTTAATAATAAATGATATTTATAGAGAAAAACAATTACGATATGAAGAATAATAAATACCAAGAGGAATTCTCAAACTATATTAACATAATGAGTGAAGCTCTCCAGAAGGATGATTACAAGGCTTACGAATATGCTAAGGATATACTAGAGGAGACTATCGAAGAGAGTAAGCATGAGAAAGAGCTTATGAAGGAAATGGACACCACTAACTTTGGTGTCTTGAACCATATATTCGAGAATGAACTTCCTACTCTCATTAAAACAAATAAAAAGGCAGTTAAGGACGTTATCAATACAATCAGAGAAGATAAGAACTTGAAGAGTCAGTTTGATTTCTATAATGTAATCAAGGAACAATACAATAGCAAACATGCAGAGATTGTTACTCCTGAAGTTGTACTTGCAAAGCTTACAGAAATTGTAGGTGAGAACATTGACCTTAAGACAATCAAAGCCTCTAATAAGAAGTTGAAGGATGTGATGGTGGAGAACAATATTATTCCATCTGATTTTGTTGATGAAGAGTCAAAGAAACTTTATGAAAGCGGTGACGTAATTCTAACCACAAAGAAAACCACAAATAACATGATTCCTTTGGTTGAGAGTTTTGATACCGTTTGCAAGTGGATGGATGCCCATAAGGATGATAAGAAAGCTGAAGGTAAGACACCAGATGAGTTGATTCGTGAATTTGAGGATAAGCTAAGAACAAACTTAACCGAATCAGAGATTTCATTTGTTCAGCAGATTACAGATTTCAGAAGTCCTATCGCAGAGCAGAGAAAAGAGAAACTATTTAACAAATTTAAGAATGAATGCTTGGATAAGATTAACGATATGTTGAAGGAAGATTCTGAGAATGTAGAGCTTCAGTCTTTGGGCAAGCAGCTTGATGAAATGAAATTCAGCAAAGAATCAATCGTTAAGGATATTGCGAAATTACTTGAAATCAGGGACATTTTAATGGATGACTAAAAAATCATATAAAGGTAGGCAGAAATGCTTACCTTTTTTTCATTTCCGCTATTGAAATTTAAATAAAATTCCTTATATTTTGTAATATAAACTACACTATATAATGAAAAGATACAATAAGGAATATAAGTTAGACGTTTGTAATCATATTTCGTTGAAGTATGGTACAGTTAATAGAATGAACCCACAAGTTATTTATGTAAGTGGAAAATGCTGGGTAGCTCCCAAATCGTTAATGAATTATAATGACGTTATCTGTAACATTGAAAATGGAATGAAAAGAAACATTAAGTCATTCTTGATTGATGGGGTTAATTTTGATAATCGATTTATCTTGGATTTTGATATTAATGTTGATGATATCACTCCCAATAAGAAAAAATTCTTATCATTTGATTTTTATTTAAGACAGAATGAAAAGAATAAGAAAGAGCTATCACAACTAAAGGATTTACTTGATAGAAAGGTAAGCACAATCGCTAACAATTTAGTGTATATGTTCAAGGAAAACGAATTTACAATTGACAAAAACAAATAAATTGTTATGGATATTTATATAAAAAGTGAAAACATGAAAAAAATTATAAGACTTACTGAATCAGATTTAAGACAGATTATAGAGAAATCTGTAAATAGAATATTGAGAGAAGACGTACTAGGAAATGATTGGCGTGAGAATGACAATGATGTCATGAACAATTATGAACCATTTGAAAATCAACATACTCCATTCAACGGAATGTCAAATGAACATGATTGGGGAGTGAAGGGTGAACCAGAAGGTGGAGACCCAACACATTATGATAACTTCAGTGATGATATTGATGATTATGCTGAAGATAGAATAGACCTCATGGCAAATTATGATGATTTCCCACCAATGGGATGAAAAAATTAAGCGAGACTAAACCAATAGTCTCGCTTTCTTTTTACATATTCTTAATTTGTACGCTAAATGCTTTTGTAAATGTATTCCTAACACACACAAAATTGATATTGTCCTTAATAGGTGCGTATCTCTTTATTGTATCCATAAAGGTTTGTCTATCCTTAGATTGGTATTCGTTAGATGGATAACAGATATATTCAGTATACTTTCCCATATTCTTTGTTGCTGAATGTTCCCATCCACATTCTTTCTCAGCCCTTAGCAGAGCATCGATAGACCTACCATTTACTGAGGAACGATATTCATCAACACCATCTTGGTCAAAGAACATATCCATCTGTCCATCTGGATATACGCCTCCAATTTCCTTTATGATTCTTGAAACTGATTCCTTAACTATTTCATGTAAGTCACCCTCAGTTAATCTTAATAACTTTTTCATGAGTTAAGAATGTTCTTAATTTTATTTATTTTCTCATTCAATGTTGGTTTTTCAGTCTTTGATGTATCTGACTCAACATACTGTTGCAAATCTTCTGGTTTTCCAATGTATGCTCCTGGAGTTGATGGGTCTGATACAACATCCCAACAAATAAGTTCAAAGTCTTCACCAACGATATACTGTCCAAGTTTTTGTTCTACTGAACCTACGCCTCTTGAAGATACACCAATCTTCAATCCATTCATCAATAGGTTAGCCATTTCATCACCACGTGTTGTTACGATACCATATTTTCTGAATCCATATGATGTATTGATTTCAAGCTTACCAACAAGTGTTCTACCTTCCCAATGAAGTTCGATAATGTTGATTGCGATTCTACCCAAGTCAATTGTTCATTCTGCTG